CCCGTTACTTAGGTAGCGGGTTTGAACTCCACCCTCGAGAGGCGGAGTGAAGGTCCAACATCGTGACTTGTAGCTCTTCTTCCGAGGCAAGTCCGACCTCATCCAGTAGTCGAACACCAACGATCGGATCGAGCGATCGACGCCAAGAGGCTTGCAAAAGCTTCAAGGCTAGCTCGAATCTACGACTGGTCGCGTGTAGAACAACGCGTTTTCGTAGACGATCGTCTGAGTTGACATACTGGGGCACGGCCGTCTTCTTCGGTACACTGTCATCGGTGCCGGGGGGGATGTTTGCCAGGACCAGGTTCAGCGCCTCGCGCGTACCTCCCATGGTTCTGATCAGGCTTTTTGCGGCTGCACGTCGAGCGTGAATGGACAATCTCGCTACCTTGGTTTTCAACACCTCGGGAGCGTCCGTTCGATGTGCAGTAGTCTCGCGATGTTTTGCTTCCGCGATCTCAAGGGCTGTGTTGATGATGTCTTGGCTGCGTGTTTTGCTGCCAGGCATCTTAGCCGCTCGTCGAAGTTCTGTGCGAAGAAGGGAGAGTTTACCCTCCAATCTCGACTCAGACTTCATGAGAATCGCTGGACCATACATTGCGTAGGCTACGACTGTGATCGCGTCGGCCGGTCGACCACCTCCTCCACCTCCTTGGCCCAATGAGCCAGGTGTGTGTCGAGAGGGGCAGTGTCGATCCGCTACACGATTCGCAAGTCGCCGCATTAGGCGAAGTCCTTTGGCCGCTCGTAAGTTATCCACTACGAGCGCGCCGTGGGCCTTGCTCTTGTCGCGGGCCGCGCCAAGCTTGCATGCTACCGCTTCTCCGATTCGGAGTTCGCCAACACATTCGGCGGTATACTTGCCTGTTCGGACCACGAGTTGCTCACAGAAGACCCCATGATAGGGTCCGCAGTAGCACTTGTCGTCGTTCAGCGCAAGCATTACCTTTCGAATATTGGCACGATAGCATGCAATATTTTCGCGCGTCCACAATGCGATCAGATCATCTCCGCATACTGCGAATGATCCGACAGGAGCACCGGCATTTTCTGCCGCCCATGCATTGAGAATGCAAAGGACCGCCCAGCCTGGTCCAAGACCCATGAGGGCCCCGCACTCAGTCCAGATCTCCGTTCCGTCCGGTAGCTGGATCGCATGTCGAGTGATAACATTCTCGACTGCGCGATCCCACCAGCTAGGCACAGGTATTCTTCGCCTGATGCCATCCAAGATGCGTCGCGCTTGCGATACGCTAATTGGATCCGTAGACTTGCGGAAGTCGGCTGAGAAGAGGAGGAGAGGATCGGGTGAGTTGTTAACCAACTTGACGTGTTCGCCTTTCAGAATAGCAGATGAAAAGGCGAAGTGCTTCAAGTGGGGGAAGAGAACCGCACTCATAGATCGGGCCAACCAGGCCACAGATGCTGTGTGTACGGTAGCGACGCGAATTTTTCCACCCTCATCGACGATGGGGAGTGTTCGACACTGATGTTTATTCGGTGCGTCGCGGAGGGCCTGCTCGAATGTGGCTGCGAGATTGAGTTTTCGCGGCTCTTCAGCAAGGCGAAGAAGACGATGCGTTTCGAGGTCGAACTCACGATTGAATTCGTGGGTCGACTCGGGAACCGGAAGGGGTTCGACTCTCGTTAGGGCGTCACCGACTTCCCAGAGCTCCGACATGCGGATGGCCTGCTCCAGCGATTTTGCCTCATAGGCATCTCGCTGTTCTTGCGACCATCCAGCAATTGTCTCAGCCGAGGGAGGATCGTAGTCCATGTAGAGATCCAACTTACCTTCCTGTTCGAGGGCCTCCATCATTTTGGCCATCTCGACGCAGAAAATGTCGTCATTCTCCTTGTCCTCCTTTCTCTTCCTTTCCAGGGCTTCCCAGCCCTCACCCCATCCTGCTGTGGATGAGCCGTAACCGGACCTGAGGAATTCCTCGCCAGCCACAAGATTGACGTGGTCACGCTCTTGCTGTCGCTTAGTGCGGATGAGTCTCTGTTCCTCTTCTATCTCGATACTCGACTTTGTTGCCGAGCCGTAGAGAGAGAAGACACATAGACCTCCGCCTAGCGTCGTTGGAGCCTCGATCACGCACTTGGGCATAGGGCGAGGCAGTGTGTGACGGCACGCGACCTTCTTGGCGAATTTGGCCTTGTGATCGAACAAGGTGCCAAGGAATGCGTCGATGTTTGCCGCGACGTCCTCACTGACCTCAGGTGACTTCGTTGTGATGCGTTGAATTGCTTCGCACTCCTCCTGAGCGATCTCCCACGGCGCAGGCCTCTGAACAACAAGAGCCCGCGTAATGGTTGACGCCACAAAGAGTGAGCGCACGCGATTCAACCCACCTCGAAGGCCAAGCTCCTTTTTCATCTGAGTTTGTCCTTCCGCGTGCAACGCCGCCAACCGAAGTTGGTGGGAGCGCTGTTTCCAGAAAGCCTTAACGCCTAGCGCCATGCATCCCTCGATAACTTTGAGGTATTGCTTGACGATATGGCGATTATGAGGTCCGAACGGATTTGAGTTAATCTCTCCGTACGTGAGCTCAAGGCTGACTCGAATAGCCTCCCAATTCTGGCGAATTTCTTGTACGCGATCGAAGTCCCGGTTAGCCGCACAGGTGCCTAGGAACCACACATCATCGTTGGTCTGTCCTTTGAGCAGTTCCTTCGTGGAGAAGGGCACCTGATCCATCAGCTCTCCAAGCTGAACCTGGTAATCACAATTTGTTCGTGCTTTTGGTCGGGCACACTGGGCATGACAAGGCTTTGATTTAATCAGCCTTTGCCACCCCAGCACGGAGTTCAGACGTCTAGATGGTTCACCACCAAATAGATACGTCTTTGCTGCCGCCAGAAGGTGGGC